GCCTATTCTTGATATGCCTTTTCACTATGTTAAGTGGACAAATCCTACAGAGGTTGTTAAAGTAAATCCTAAAAAAGGTACATCAGCTACAGTAAAAATTGTTGAGCAAGATATTAAGTTTCCAAGAGATATAAGAGGGGGGTCTCAAGTTATTACATACGGTGACTACTATGTAGCTCTTACACATGAAGTAGATCTATGGTTTAATGAACAAGGAAAGAAAGATGCTCATTATTACCACAGATTTATTGTTTGGGATAAAGACTGGAAAATAGTTCATTACTCTCCAGAGTTTAAGTTTATGACAGGAAATATTGAGTTCTCCTGTGGTTTAGTATATGATGGTGATAGTTTTATTATCCCATTTGGTTTTCAAGACTCTACAGCCTTTATTTTAAAACTACCTGTCATAGTTTTTAATCAAATTTGTGATATACCAAATACAGAAGTTAAACCTATTTCTAAAGGGGTTACCCCATATAAACTAGAACAATTTATAAATGACCCATACAATGCATCAAAATCATTTGATATGGGTAACTATTATTTTACTGCCGGTCACTACGCATCTGCATTATCATTCTTTTTGAGAGCTGCAGAGTACAGTAAAATTGATGATATAACTTATGACTCATTAATTATGGTTGCTAAGTCTTTATCTGCATTAGGTAGAAGAAAAGTAACTGAGTTAGGTCTATGGCAAAATGCTATTGCATTTGAACCAACAAGACCGGATGCATACTTGCATTTGAGTGAATATCATGAGCAGTTAAGAAACTATCATCAGGCATATACAGCTGCAATTCAAGGATTAATTTTTACAAATGTAGGTGGTACTAATTATTGGGAGCTTATATTCCAAAAAGCAGTTGCTGCTTGGCATATTGGTAGAGGTAAAGAATCTAGAGATATATTTGCATACCTTGCTGATAATGCTAAGTTGTTATCAGAAAAGTACCAAAAATTGGTACAGTCTAATATTACTTCTCTAGGTTCTGGACCAGATCCATTCCTTAGATACCATAAAGGATTCTATGATCAGTTAAGATATAAGTTCCCGGGAGCAGAAAATATTGAAAAGAACTATTCTCAAACATACCAAGACATGTTTGTATTAACAATGCTTAATGGTAAGAGAAATGGTAAGTACTTTGAGATTGGTGCAGCAGACCCATACTATGGTAGTAACTCAGCATTACTAGAAGAATTTGGTTGGACTGGTACATCTTTAGAAATTAAAGAAGATGAAGTAACTAAGTTTAATGCTGTACGTAAAAATAAAGCTACACTAGTAGATGCTACTAAATTTGACTATAGTGTTCTTAAAGGTCATATAGATTACTTACAAGTAGACTGTGAGCCACCTAGCACAACATTTGAGATTCTCAAGATGATTCCATTTGATCAGTGTACATTTGGTGTAATTACATTTGAACATGACTACTATGCAGATATTACAAGATCTTATAGAGAACTAGGTAGAAACTATCTCTTATCAAAAGGCTATATGCTTGTAGCAAGTAATATTGCACCTAATGATACAAGTGCTTATGAAGATTGGTATGTGCATCCTAAACATGTTGATGATAAAATACTTAAAATAATGCTTGCAGCAGATGAAACAGTTAAAAATGCTGAGAAGTATATGCTAGGAAAGTTGTAATATTTTTTGTATATTATAGATATGAAGTATGTTTTATATCTAATTCTAATTGTTTCAGTTACCTCTTGATCATTAGAGAAAAGACTAGCTAAATACTGTCCGCTGTGTACACAGAAAGACAGCACTGAAACAATCATTCAATATAAAGACACAACAATAACTATACCGGGAGAAACACTATATATCCAGGATACACTATATTGTGATTCTCTAGGTAATGTATTATCCAAACTTAATGGAGTTTTGAGAGATAAAGATGGTAAGATATTAAGCTTACAGACAAAGCTCCAAAACAATGTGTATACTTCAAAAGCTACTGCTGACACAATTGTTAAAGTAATTAAAGGCAATGATGTATATCACACTAAAGTAGTCACTAAAACTTCTAAGCCAGAAAGAATTAAATATATCCCTGGTTGGGTAATCTTTCTTGCTTATGTAGGAGGCATTGTGTTATTCATCTTGTTAATCTATATTTTATTTAAACTGATTTCAAGAAGACTACCATGAAAGCTAAAACAACTCTCTTTATTTTGTCTCTATTCTCTTTCTTTTCTCCAATAGAATTAAGTGCAATTCTATTAATGTCTGTAATCTTTGTAGACACAATAGTTAAACTTATATCACTTAAAAAGATAGCTTGCCAAGAAAATAAAAAGTATAAAGATGTTTTTAAATCTAAGTTGTTAAGAAGAGGATATATCTTTAAGGGTGCCGGTTACTATATCCTTGCTTTGGCTGTGTTTCCATTAGATTATTTTGGCTTTACACCATTTCTACAGACTATTCTAAAAGCAACCGGGTATGACATTGTAATTCCTACAAAAGCTTTCTTTACAAATATTCTTCTTTATATATTTGCTATTATAGAGTTATCTTCTATAAATGAAAACTGGTTTGATCTTACAGGAAACAATATATTTAAATCAGTACTTAAAGTAGTTAAGAACATAAGAGGAGGTATTGAGAAAATATCTGATACATATAAAGATATAAAAAACTGAACATGAGTTATAGTTTTTTACAAGAGGAAAAGTCTCCAAAGATATTAGTTCAAGCAGTAAAGCTTATTGGAACCAAAGAAGTTGTAGGTAAAAAACACAATCCAGTAATCTTAGAATGGGCTAAAGAACTTGAATTAGATAAAGTCTATACTGCAGATGAAATTCCTTGGTGTGGTTTATTTATTGCTTACTGTGCTCATAAAGCCGGTTTAGATGTTGTAGATAAACCTCTTTGGGCACTTAACTGGGCCAAATACGGTACTAAAGTAACTGAACCTATGTTAGGAGATGTACTTACATTTAAAAGAGATGGTGGTGGTCATGTAGGACTCTATGTAGGAGAAGATAAAGATTGCTATCATGTACTTGGTGGAAATCAAGGTAACTCAGTGTCAGTATCAAGAATATTAAAATCAAGACTGTATCAAGCAAGAAGAACTGCATGGAAAGTTGCTCAACCAGCATCAGTCCGTAAAGTATTATTAGATGCAAAAGGTACAATCAGTAAAAATGAAGCATAATGAAATTTAGAAATAGTTGGACAGCAATAGCTAAACAGTGGGATAAAGTAATCATTAGATTAAGAATTTCTTCACTAGATATATTTGCTCTTGAAGTAGATTTATCAAGACACTTTTATTTAATTACAATATTAAACTTAACTCTTAAAAATAGATAAGATGAAAGATAGTAAAAATCAAATGATCAGATCAATGAAGAGTTTTGAAGTAGGTGGGGCTTCAGATGACTCTTGTATGGAAGAATATATTGGTGCTGATGGTAAAAGACGCAGAAGAAGAAAACACAAATGTGGTGCAGGTAAAACCAAGAGAGTTTTTTCAGCTGGAGAAATTGGAAAAGGTGTTGCTAAAGTAGCAGCTGGAACAGCAGCTGTAATAGGTGGTTTAGCTGCTAATAAAAAATATGGTCTTGTTGATAAGGCTAAACAAGCATTAGGTATGAAGAAAGGTGGTACTGTAAAAAGAACTGCTAAGAAAAAGTAATATTACTTAAACTACTATAATCCAGGTACTTTCTGTGCCTGGATTTTTTATTTAAACAATATACATTTAAACTTATTTTGTATATTTGTTCTAAACCAATAAATAATTTATCATGGAAAACCAACAAGAAAGAGAGTTTACAGCTGAAGAATTAGCTGCTCAAAAAGAACAAATGCTTCAATTCTATACCGAATCTGTTCCATATTTAGAAGCACAACTTAAATATGAGACATTACTCATGCAGATTGATGAGGCAAGATTTAAAAGAAATAGTATTCAGATGCAATGGGCTATGATGATGCAAGCTCAACAAGAAAGCACACAAGAAGATACATCTGATAACAATTTTGATACTGAATCTAGTATACCTGAGCAACCTAAAAGAAAGTTAAGAAAAGAGTAATCATGGCTATAGTAAATCAAGTACAGAAACGTGTAAGAATGCCAAAATGGGATATTGTTAAATTCCAAATACTTGTGCATTGTTATATAAATAGAATCACAATGAGTGATTCTGATTTAAACTGTCTTACTTTACTAAGTCTTAATTCTCCTATTGAACTTACAGAATTTTGCTATGAAGCTTCTTCTGAAGAAGAGCCAATATTTAAGTCTCCTCAAACTGTAAGAAATTGTATCAATAAAGCAGAAAAAAATGGATTAGTAATAAAAGATCCTAATAATAAAAAAATTATTGCAATTGATCCAGTTTTAAAAGTACAAACTGAAGGTACTGTTTTATTAGATTATAAATTCTTAGGAAATGAATCCAAAGAAGTCCAGTAAATTATATAAGACTGTTTCAGAAGATTTAAATATAAGTGAATCACTTGTTGAGAATTTACTTGAATTATACTATAAAGAAGTTAGGCAGTGTATATCTAGTTTAGATCATACCAGACTAAACGTAACTGGATTAGGACATTTCTTTGTAAAATCTCAAAAAGTAAAAAAAGATATAGTAAGTATTTCTAGAATTCTTAAAAATCATGATGTTTCTACTTTTAAAGCATACTTTAATAAAAAAAATTATGAAGAAACTCTAGCTAAATTAATAGTGTTAGATAAAGAACTAGATGAGCAAAAACAGTTAAAAATTAATTATAAAAATGAAAGCAGCACTAAGAGCAATTTGGGAGAACAAGACACAAATTCTTGAAGGTATTAAAAACTCAGTTATTAGAGATGAGTTTGTAGAAGATGTAGCCCGCATGAGATATGATGTCTGTGATGACTGTCCCAGTAAAGGAAAGAAGTGTGCAGTAAAAGGTACAGCCCCATGTTGTAATGAATGTGGTTGCTCATTAACTTTTAAAACAAGATCTCTTTCTTCAGAATGCCCTCTTGGTAAGTGGCAAGCAATTGCTACAGAAGAAGAAGAGGATGCATTAGATAACCTTAAAGATTAATATTATGCCAAGTTCAAATCATCCAGGAAGTATATTAGTAAATGATCCTACTCAAGTTATAAATACTATACCTGATACTGCTCATAGTGCTCAAGGATTGTGGAGTCAAATAAATTCTAGTGGTAATACTTTCCTAGATCCATATGCAGACATTTATGCAAGAATAGACAAACTAGAACGTAATGAAAAACTATTAAGACTAAAAATACTTGGTCTTGAAGGTAAGTTTGATAAAGAAGAAGTTGTTAATCTCCGCAAGATGAT